GGAAGCCATGGACAAACTCGGCAAAGAGATGGACGATGCCAGTGACTCCGCAGATGATCTGGAAGAAGAACTGGATGACGCTGGCGACGCCGCCGATGACAGCGAAGGCAAGTTTAGCAAGCTGGGCGGCACATTAAAGACAGTTGGCGTTGCAATGGGCGCGGTTGTTGCAGCCGCCGCAGCCGCTGCTGTAAGCCTTGGTAAGGCCGTCGTGGAGGCTTATGGAGAATATGAGCAGTTAGTTGGCGGTGTCGATACCCTGTTCAAAGAGTCCTCCGGGAAACTGCAGGAGTACGCTTCCAACGCCTATAAGACTGCTGGTATGTCCGCAAATGACTATATGTCTACGGTCACCTCTTTCTCTGCTTCGCTGATCCAGTCTCTGGGCGGTGATACTGAGGCCGCAGTCAAATATGCGGATATGGCAATCACCGACATGGCTGATAACGCCAATAAGATGGGCACCGATATTGGCCTCATCCAGAACGCATACCAGGGTTTTGCCAAGCAGAACTACACCATGCTGGATAACCTCAAGTTGGGCTATGGCGGCACCAAAGAGGAAATGGAGCGTCTGCTTGCAGATGCAACCGCCATCTCTGGCATCGAGTACGATATCAGCTCCTATGCCGACGTCGTTGATGCGATCCATGTCATTCAAGAGAGCATGGGTATTGCAGGTGCAACCGCTGCCGAAGCAGAACACACTATTGAAGGCTCCATGAACTCCATGAAAGCCGCCATTGATAACCTAGTGGTAGGCTTTGGCAATGCCGACGCAAACATTGAGCAGCTATGCGGCAATGTGGTAGATGCATTCCAGGATGTGCTTACCAATATCACCCCGGTGATAGAAAACATCATCGCTGCACTCCCGACTGCGCTGAATGCGATCCTCGCCACGCTGGTCGAGCTTCTACCTACGCTACTTGAGACAGTTACCAGCCTATTCTCTCAGGTACTAACCACGCTACTAACCCTAATTCCGCAGCTCATCCCTGCTGTGATACAAGCGGTTATGACCATCGTGGATACTGTGATTGCGAATCTGCCGTTGCTGGTTGATGCGGCGGTACAAATAGTGATGTCTTTGGTTCAGGGTATCGGTACGGCTCTGCCCACGCTGATCCCGGCAGCGATCCAAGCCATCATTACGATTGTTCAAAGTTTGCTGGACAGTTTGCCTTTAATTCTGGACGCCGCCCTTCAGCTAATTACCGGCCTTGCAGATGGCCTTCTGGCGGCGATCCCGGTTCTAATTGAGGCGCTCCCGGAAATCATTATGAGCATCATCAACTTCATCCTGAACGCCATTCCTCAGATCATTGAGACAGGCATTCAGTTGCTGACTTCTTTGGTGGCCGCTCTGCCGCAGATCATTACGGCTATCGTCGCTGCAATCCCGGAAATCATCAACGGTATCCTAAATGCAGTGCTGGGAGCCATTCCCCAGATCATCCAGGCGGGTATTGATCTTTTGATTTCTTTGATTCAGGCTTTGCCTCAGATTATCACCACCATCGTTGCGGCAATCCCGCAGATTATTTCCGGTATCGTTAATGCTGTCATTAACAATATCCCCCAAATCGTCAACGCTGGTGTTCAGCTGCTGACCTCTCTGATTAAGAATCTGCCCACTATCATCATCGAAATTGTAAAAGCTGTTCCTCAGATTATATCTGGTCTGGTAAACGCTCTGGGCAAGGGCGTATCGGAAATGGCCAATGTTGGTGCAAACCTCGTTCGTGGCCTATGGCAAGGCATCCAATCCCTGGCCTCCTGGCTCTGGAACAAGGTGTCTGGCTGGATCTCCTCCATCTGGGACGGAATCTGCGATTTCTTCGGAATCCACAGTCCTTCTGACGAAATGGCCTGGATCGGCGAGATGCTGGTGAAAGGCCTCTCCGGTTCTATCGATGCCAACGGCGGCGAAGCTGTAAAGGCGGCGGAGGCTATGAGCAGCGACATCAACGATGTCATGCACGGTCTTGCGAAGGACATGGAAACCGCATTGCCTACTGACTTCAATGTGAACGGCAATGTCCACGGAACCGTCAGTGGCGGCATTGGCAACGCAGCGAAATCCAGCGGACTCCAGTTGGTTCTGAATATCGCCAATTTCAATAACTACAGCAGCGAGGACATCCACCAGCTGACTAACGAGATCATGGTCACGGCTGGACAGTTCGCCAAGCGGAAAGGAGTGGTTTTTGCATGAATTATTTCGAGTATAAGGGTATCCGTTCTTCGGATATGGGTCTACGCATCGAGAGCAAGAATGTGTTCTCTGGCCCGGAATATGAGGTGGACTTTCTGTCCATCCCCGGCCGTGACGGCGATCTGATTTCCGGTAGCGGTCGCTTTCCTAATGTTCAGGTGACCTATTCTGTGTTTGTTCCTGCAAAGACCATCTCCGAGCTGGCCCAGAAGATCACAGCCATCAAAGCATGGCTGTATTCTGGCCTGGACAGCTACCACAATTTGGAGGATACCTACGACCCGGCGTTCTTTCGTCATGCTGTATATGCAGGAAAATTGGACATTGAAGACGAGCTGAACCGGATCGGCATCTTCACCATCAGCTTCTCCTGCAAGCCTTTCCGATATACAGAGTCTGGGACCGAGAGTATCATTCTATCTACCTCCGGGGATACAGTGGATAATCCATATCCATTCAACAGCAAACCCTACATTCGCATCGAAGGTACAGGTGCTGGCACGCTAACCATTCAGTCTGAAGGTCACAATGCGATCTGGTCGTTTGAGTCCATCGACGGCTATGTTGAAATTGACTCCGAGCAGATGAATTTCTACAAGGGTACCGAACTGAAGAATGATACAGTCACCGGTTCTGGCTTCCCAATCTTGTACCCAGGCGAAAATACCATCTCTTTCTCTGGCGGTATTACCGCCGTCACAGTGATTCCAAGGTGGTGCTGCCTGTGATTCCGGTTCTGTACAAAGCTAATTCGATAAAATTCGACACATTTGGCATTGGTGTTCTAAAGGATTGCACTTCCTGTGAAGTTACCGAGGAACGTAACGGTACCTTTGAGTGCCAGTTCAAGTATCCCATCCACGGATCGCTATATAAAGAAATTGCAACGGAACGCCTGGTTAAAGCAAAGCCGAACGATACGGCAGCTGACCAGGTGTTCCGTATTTATCGCATTTCTACACCCATCAATGGAGAAATTACGGTCTATGCCCAGCATCTAAGCTATGACCTCTCTAATATTGCGGCCTTACAGTGGGCCAGCAATTCTATCTCTCCCAGCCTTGCTATGGAGCGCGTATTTCAAAATACTGCAACGCCCCACAGCTTTACTTGCCAGACCGACTATTCGGCTGCCAAACCTTTCTCGGTTGCCAAGCCCCAGAGCGTCCGTGCTTGCCTTGGCGGTGTAGCTGGTTCGTTTCTCGATCTGTGGGGCGGTGAGTTTGAGTGGGATAATTTCAAAGTCATCCATCATCAAGGCCGTGGGCGGAAGACTGGAGTAGTCATTGAATATGGGAAAAACCTCACGGATCTGGAACACGAAAATGAGAACACCGATGTTTATACGGATCTTCTGCCGTATGCAGTCATTACCGCCGAAGATGGATCTGAGACAGTGATCACCTTGACAGAGGTGCTGATTCCAATTGCGGAAACAACGCTGGTGCAGAGAAAGACTCTCATCCGGGATTTCACCGAGTATTTCGATGAACAGAATCCTGTTTCTGAATCTGGTCTCCGAGCCTTTGCCTATAAGTATCTGAGCAACAATCCGCTGGGCGTTTCTACTCCAACTGTTACAGTTGCCTTCGAGCCGCTATGGAAGCAGCCAGAATATGCCGCTGTTCTGGAGCGTGTATCCCTTTGCGATACTGTCACGATCCGCCACAGTGTGCTGGGCATTAGTGCCAAGGCTAAAGTGGTCACGACAGTATACGACACCCTGGCCGAGAAATATATCTCCATTACTCTCGGATCGGCAAAGGCGAACCTACTAAACAATGTCAGTTCGGCTGAATCCGCTGCCCAGGAAGCTGTGGAGAAAGTTGACCGTTTCCCTGCACTGATGAACTCCGCCATAAAAAACGCTACCAACCTCATTACCGGCCAGACTGGCGGTTATGTGGTCATCCATACAGATAGTGACAGCGGCCAGCCCTATGAAATTCTCATTCTGGATGCTCCCAGCATTGATGCTGCGGTTAATGTCTGGAGATGGAATGTTGGCGGCCTGGGCTTCTCTAAAAATGGGTATAACGGCCCCTATGAAACCGCCATCACCGCAGACGGCCAGATTGTCGCAGACTTTATCACCTCTGGCACACTGGTAGCTAACATCATCAAAGCTGGTGTCCTGCAGTCCCAGGATGGTTCGTCCTATTGGGATCTGGAATCCGGTGAGGTTGTCCTTCGTGCTTACGCTACCAACGAATCTGTAGAGCAGGTCGGTGACCGAGTAACCGATATCGAGAATAAGAAGATGTACCGCTTGGTCATCTCGTCCTCCAACGGAAACATCTTCAAGAATGGTGTCATCAGCACCACTCTGTACGCCACCGTTTTCTCATGGGATGAAAATGTAACCGACAGCTTAGATCCCAACCAGTTCATCTGGACGCGGGTTTCTGCGGATACCGCCTCTGACGCAAAATGGAACGCCGACCATGCTGGAGGCACCAAATCAGTGGAAATCACATCGGAAGATGTAGACGCACGAGCAACCTTCTTCTGTGACTTAATTGACACCACCACAAGAAACAGCCTTCTGGGCTGAGAAAAGGAGACTTGAATATGAGCAAAGCGCAAGGTCAGTTTACGATCATTGACTACAATGACGCGCTGACGCTGACGGGCTACATTGGCTCCAATCATGCCCGGACGCAGATGAATAACCCCGATAATGCCAGCTTCAATCCCGACTGGAAAACCACCAATCTGGTACTGACCCCCAGCCTGTATGTGATTGGCACCACCACAGACCAGATTACCTCGTCCAATGTGACCTCCGTGAAATGGTATGTGGGTAGTTCTACCACGGCCATCACCTCCACTGGCAACTACGCACTCAGTGGCACTAAAAGCCACATCCTAACTGTCAAAGCCAATGTCATGGACGGCTTGCCCGGTATTGACTACCGCTGCGTGATTACTTACACAGACAGCGGAACCAGTCTGGCCATTACCCATCCTTTGACCATTTCCTTCTCTCGTGTGGTCAACGGCTCTGGCATTGCCGATCTGCTGGTCACCACCCCCAACGGTAATGTATTCAAAAACGATGAGGTGGCCACTTTGATCGCAAAGGCCGAGTTGTGGAGGGGCAGCACCATTGATACCACCAATATTTCCTACAAGTGGGCCATGATGGACAGTTCTGTTACTTCCACCACTTCCAGCGGATATGATGCCGCATTCGGAACTGGCTGGCGGAAACTGTCTGACACCAATGGTAAGTATACTGGAACATCCACGAATACTGTCACCATTTACGCTGCCGCAGTATCCAGCTATGCCGTAGTCAAGTGTATCGCAACCGACACGGATACCACTTCCGCCACATATGACGGCAGTTTCATGGACGTTGCCACCTTCATTGACAACTCCGATCCGCTGCAAATCATCATCACCTCCACCGGTGGCGATGTATTCAAAAACGGCGAAGGCAGCACGGTACTGACCGCTGTATGCTACCAGGCGGGTGTTGAAGTAGATGCTAATGGCAATGGTAGCTACAAGTGGACAAAGTACGATAAGGATGGTGCTATCGACACAGCCTGGGGTACCAATGGTGCAAAGACCGGCAAGACGCTTTCCGTTTCCAATACGGATGTCAACACAAAAGCAACCTTCATGTGTGAAGTAACGCTGTAAGGAGGGATTCCCATGACGGCTGTCGCACAATACACCATCACCAGTCTTAACGACATTGTCACCTCTGACACGCCGCCAGAAAACCCTTACTTCGGTATGTTGTGGGTCAACACCTCCACCGTCCCCCCAGAAACCATGGTGTGGGACGGTCAAGGTTGGGTCGTGGAAAATGATCTGGATTCCTTACGAGGCATAGTCTCCACACATACTGAACGATTTAGCGAATTTCAGAGCAGCGTTGACGGCCTGAACAGTTATGTGGGATCGCTGACAGAAACAGTGGAAACTTTGGAGGACGGCCTGGGCAATGAGCATACCAAGGTTCTGGAGATGCAGAGCCAGGTTTCCGAGCTTCAGCAGACCGTTCATGGCTTGACTGTTACCGTGGAAGAGCAGTTTGCTGGCGGTATCAACTACGTCAAAAACTCTGCTGGTCTAAACGGCATTACTGATGACTGGACGATTTCTGGCACAGTTTCAACGGATGCATCTACGGATGTGCAGAATAACACTTCTGCTGACTCCTGTTTCGTACTGTCAGATTCTTCTACGCTGTCTCAGACTATAACCGGCGTGGTCCCTGGTGCCTACACCATCTCTGTCCGTGCCAAGAAAACCGGAGCCAGTTACTCCAGCTACTTCCGGGTACAGTATAACGGTAATAAATTTGCTTACCTTTTTAACACCACATCCACTTTTGACTGGACAGAGTATTCCGCAACCATCCAGGATGTGCAGGACGGCACTATGATCATCTACGCATATAACCGAATCGCCTCGCTCTATGTTTCCGACATCATACTGGCGGAAGGCACTGCGATCCATAAATGGACACCGGCCCCCAATGAAATCTACACCACGGAGGTTAAGATTGACCGCCGGGGTATTGAGGTTTCCAATGCCGACTCTGGACAGCGTACCGTTATCACCAATCAGGAGTTCTCTGGTTACTACAATGAGGAAAAGATCTTCACTCTGAACAAAGACGAAACCATCACAAAAAAGACCACCGTGGACGGCGAGCTGACCGTAGGCAAGACGAAATTCGTCCCCATGTCAACCGCCTCGGAAGGTCTGAACATCGTAATTCTGGACTAAGGAGGACTGCCAATGGCAACTTATACCAGTAATATGTACAACGGCAGATACCTTCAGCTGACCGTTACGGAAACCGTCAACGCGGCATCCAACAGCTCCACGCTGTCCTGGACGCTGACCTCGGCCGGTGGTGCATCGACCTACTACACCATTGAGGAAACCACCGTCAAGATCAACGGCACCCAGGTATACTACAAAGCCAGAACAGCATGGGACAGTTATGTGTTCCCAGCAGCCAAAGGCAGTGTTAGCGGCACAATCGATGTGACGCATAATAGCAACGGTGCAAAATCTGTTGTGGTCGAGTTTTTGACAAGCGTCTATTACTATGGAGCTACCGATTACGGTGGAACCATGACTCTGACAACCATTGACCGTACCGCACCCACGGTGTCCTGTTCCGTTTCGGATATTACCGCTACCAGCTTCAAGATTACCGCCAATTCCTCTGCTACCGTAGATGAGTGGAGCTATAGTCTGAATGACGGTCTTACAGGCAACGACTTTTCTACCACGGCGGCAACTACCGCCAGTACAACTGTCACCGGGCTTACCCCCAACACGTCTTATCAAGTCCGTGTCTCGGCTCGGAAAAAGAGCAATGGTGTCTACGGCGAAACAAGCACCGTCAACGTAACGACTCTAGGCGGTGCAATCATCAACAGCTGCGAAACCATCACAGCGGATGCTTCAACCGTAACATTCAAAATCAACGCTACTATCTACAGCGCAAGCTACACCTATTATCTGTACATTCGCAACGGCTCCACCGACTATCTGGCCTTCTCCGGGCGAACAATGACTGCTGGAACAGCAGACCGCACTTTCACGTTAAGCCAAACCGAGCGTGCGGATCTTCTGGATGCTATGGCCAGCCTCAAGTCCTTCACCGGCACCATCGCTCTTGTCACCAAAAACGGGAGTACCCAGATCGGCAGCACATCCACAACCACAGCGACTGTCCAGACTACTGAGGCCAACTCGGCCCCCACGATGACGGCGTTTTCTTCCTATGATGGCCGATCCACCACAACTGCCATCACCGGTAATGACCAACTTTACATCCAGGGTATGTCCTATGTCTATGTCACCCCGGGAACCGCAACCGCTAAGAACGGTGCTTCCATCGTAAAATATGCGGCATCCTGTAACGGTGCAACCGTGTCCAATGAAACCGGGGCTGTTATCAATCTGGGGGCTGTTGCTGCATCCGGTTCGCTGGATGTGGTGGTAACCGCAACTGACTCCCGCGGCTATACGGTCAGTAATTCCCAAAAAATCACCGTCATGCCGTATGCAAGGCCGAAGGTATCGTCTATTTCTTTGCGGCGAACCAATGATATCGAGGCAGAAATGCAGCTGATCTTTAGCGGCTCGATCTCCTCAATCACCGTGGACAGCACAGAGAAAAACGCACTGAAGTATGTGCGGTATCGGTACAAGCTGACAAGTGCAACCTCCTATGGATCGTATACCAGTATTCTCACGTCGGTAACCACCACCGGCAATTCGTTCTCCTTTTCCAATTTGGAACTGCTGAGTCTGGATGCGAACTCATCCTATGATTTCCATCTCCAGATTCGAGATGCCCTGAATTCTTATTCTTCTACAGACATTTACTTCGTCGTATCCCAGGGTACACCTCTGGTTGCTCTTCGGAAGAAGATGGTTGGTATAAATACACCATCCCCGGATGCTGCGCTCCATGTGGTAGGCGACACGCATTTGGAAGGTGGAGCGGATATTGGCGGCGATGCTACGGTGGCGGGTGGGGCGACCATTTATGGCGATGTGACTATTGGTGGTACTCTCACCCCCGGTAGCATCAACTACGCATTTGAAAAGCCATACTACGGAACTTGCGCTACCGCCGCAGCAACTGTCGCAAAAGTTGTCACTTGTTCCGGGTTCACTCTCAAAACCGGGTCACGCATTGCCGTTCAGTTCACTTATACCAACTCTGCCAGCCAGCCTACGATGAATGTCAACAGTACCGGGGCCAAGTATATCTGCTCGATCCACGGAACATCCGTGAATACGGGAATATGGAGAGCAAACGAGGTCGTCGATTTCGTCTATAACGGAACATACTGGATTGCATTAGGCGTTACCGTTGCCAATACCTCGAATTACGGTCTGGTAAAGCTATCGACCAGCACCTCTTCTACCAGCACATCCTTGGCTGCAACGGCATCTGCCGTCAAAGCCGCTTACGACCGCAGTTCATGGTCGTCCATTTCCCTTGACACCGCACTGGCACTCGCCTATGGCGGCACCGGGGCAACCACAGCTTCCGGGGCTCGGACGAACCTGGGCATTGGTGTTACCTCTCTTTACAGCGGCAGCTTGAGTAGTGGTAGCACCACCTTTAACTACGGAAACTACAATTTCTATGTCATTCTCGGCAAGGTGACCTCCTCTGGTTCTACGCTGTGTTCTATTGTACCTAAGGCGGCGATCACCACCTCGGCGGTAAACCATCAGTTTGCGGATGAATCATACTTCAGATCCTTTTCGCTGAGTTATTCCGGATCGACGGTTACGCTGACCATTGGAAATGGCTATGGCTATGTGACCAATGTTTACGGCATTAATTAAGGAGGCCAATATGAAAATTACGACTGATGCACAGGGCTTCGTGCAGTGCTTTGCCTATGTGGGCGATCTGGTGAACAGCATAGAAGTACAGGAACCGGAGGACATTGAGTTGTTCCTCCGGCAGTTTTATGCATTCCAATTGCAGGATGGTCAACTGGTATACAGCGCAGAGGCATACGAAGCGCATGAAGCTGAGGAGATCAAGGAAGATTACCGACTCCGCCGTGAGAAAGAATGCTTCTCCGTTATCAACCGTGGTCAGCTTTGGTACGAAGGAATCACAATTCAGCAGATGGTTGAACTTCGCCAATGGTATAAGGCCTGGCTGAATGTCACCGAAACAATGGTTATACCGGAGAAACCGGAATGGCTTGAATAAAGAATTTGGGCATCCGAAAGGGTGCCTATTTTCATATAAAAATATGAATTTCAGGAGGAAGGAGCTATGAATCTCACCACCCTTGCAGCGACGATTACAGCACTGGGCGTTGTCTTTGGTGCAATCTTCGCTGTACACAAATGGTTTCTGAAACAGGAAAAGCAGGATACAGATATCAAGGCCATCAAGGAAGAGCAGACCGTGCTGGTGCATGGCGTTCTGGCCTGCCTTATGGGCTTGAAGGAGCAAGGCTGCAACGGCCCTGTCACGGATGCCATTAACGCAATCGAAAAGCACATCAACAAACAGGCACACAAATAAGGAGGATATCACTATGAACACTTTCTATGAAGCAACCGCCATTCCCGCTCTGGCAGCAATCGTATACACCATCATCGACATCACCAAGACCGCCCTGGGTGGCACTGATAAGTTCAACCGCTTTATTCCGCTGATCTCCTGTCTGCTGGGTGCGATTTGCGGCGTGGTCGCATTCTACTGCGTACCCGGCGTGTTTGAAACCCAGAATTTGCTGGTAGCCATCGTTCTCGGTGCAGCCAGCGGTCTGTCCGCTACCGGCACCAATCAGATCGCCAAGCAGTTGACCAAGCCTACTGCTACGGAGGAGGTCATCGATAATGAATCTGCATAAACTGATTTTCACCGAAAATGCCTGTTACAAGGCGGGCAGAAAGATCACCGTTAAGGGCATCATGGTTCACAGCACAGGGGCTAACAACCCCTGGCTGAAGCGCTATGTTGGCCCTAATGACGGAATGCTGGGTCAGAACCAGTATAACAACCATTGGAATACTTACCACCCCGGCGGCAGAGAAGTCTGCGTCCATGGCTTTATCGGCAAGCTGGCAGATGGCACCGTTGCTACCTATCAGACATTGCCCTGGGATCACCGTGGCTGGCACGCAGGTGGTTCCGCCAACAACACCCATATTGGATTCGAGATCTGCGAAGACGGCCTCACTGACCGCACCTACTTTGAAAAGGTGTATCAGGAGGCCGTTGAGCTTTGTGTGTATCTTTGCAAAGAATACGGCCTGACTGAGAAAGACATCATCTGTCACTCCGAAGGTTACCGGAAAGGAATTGCATCCAACCATGGCGATGTTATGCATTGGTTCCCCAAGCACGGCAAATCCATGGACACTTTCAGAGCAGCAGTCAAAGAACGACTGAATACCGAACCGGAGAATGAAGTGGCCACACCTACCGTTGCACCTTTGGCAGATCGTGAAAAAGCGATCTGGGACTATCTGTTCGGCAAGTTGGGTAACGCCTATGGTGCTGCGGGTGTCATGGGCAACCTCAATGCTGAGTCTGGCTTGTGTCCTACCAATCTCCAGAACAGCTATGAAACAAAGCTGGGGTATACCGATGCGTCCTACACCGCTGCCGTGGATAACGGTTCCTACACCAACTTCGTAAAGGATTCCGCT